CCCGGTAGAGGTAACGTAGCTAATCCAGATTTCTTTGGGAAAGATGTATGGGCTATTGTTAACGGTTTTAAAAAGACTGTAACTTTTAACATAGAAAAAACGGGCAGATCAGCCAAGTTTCAAATTGTTTACAATCAACTTAAAACTAACAACGCTCAACCGTATTATTTGCGAGACATAAGATTTGAACAATCTCTTGAGTCTAATCTATTATCAAAAGGATTAGATGCAGGATTTCAAATGTGGAAGAATAACTATAAAATTAAAATTACTATTCCTCCAAGGATGAACGCTAATTACGCATGGTACGTAGCTCATTTGTTAATTACACAACAGAACCGAAAACAAGAGTTACAATTTCTAACTCCCGAAGCGAGAAAAGAAAAAGCTGCCGAAGAACAGGGTAAAGGCAAAAACGATGGTTTAAGGAAAAATGAAACTACAAGTAGGTATTTTCCTATTCGTTTAAAAATTACTCATAAACATTTTCAACGAGAAATAAACTTTGAAGTCGATAACGTATTAATTTGCCCATTAGATAAAGTGTTAGGAGTATCCTGCATTTTAAATAGAGTAAATAATGATTATCAACGAAGGTTTGATATCCCCGAAGATTCAGACGAAGAATACGTTCCTGATTCTTTAAGTAAACAACATAATACTTGGCAGTTCAGTACTGAGCGAGGAAAGAATTTTGATTTGACTGCTTCCGGTGATCCTAGAAATTTATCATCTATTCATAAACCGCATAGAGATACTGCGGGTACAGAGATATATGACACAGGGCAAAACCATGATGCCTTCAAAGACTTTGGGCATCAAAACAAGCAGAAAGTACTTTTAGTAACTAAGATTTATGACGCACAAGATGAAGACCCTGCGTATCAGCCTAATAGTAGTGGTACTAATACTTATGATACTATTAACACAAATATGCCGGGTCGTCCTGTCAAAGACGGTAATAGTTCCACTTTAGGTACTCCCGAAGGACAACCTTTAAACGTTGCTGCTAATGACTACACCGGAAAACCGGGAACGTCCAGCTTACAACCTTTTACGATTACTCGTGAAGCTACAGAAGTAAATGCCCATGCAAGTTGGATATCCCACAATCAATCCTATGAAATTCTTGAAACAAACCCTACTCTTCCCGTAGACGGTTTGGCGGCAGTTTCTAAATCTGATTTCTCTGCTCCAGAATCTTCATACATAAGCGCAGGATTAACTGATCCAAGTGACGGCTCAACTGATAGGTCTTCAAATGCGTATTCCTTAGTAGAGAATACTAACTGTAACTACGAAGGAAGAACCGTAGCTACGTATCGAAGTCACGATGAAGTATTTGACCCCTCAGCATACGAAGACTTAGATAGTAGAGTTGCTGCGGAAGAAGCGTTTAACGCTCTGCCGGTACGTCCTCAAGCTACTTACGCCATGACTGCCCCTCGATACTACATCAAAGTGACTGGGCACGCTCTACGAGTTAAATACAAGGTTCCTGTGCCTGCTGTTCTAGAAATTGCTGGTCAAAAAGCTATAAGAGTAGGTACAGGACGGTTTAAACAAACCAACCAAGCCCCCGGTGCTGATCTTCCTGTATATTTAGCTATGTGGGAGCAGACATATACGATTGACAAATCTATCGTATCAGAGGATATTCTTAGTACTATTCAAGATACCGGAGCGTCCTGTATCTATGTTTAATTTCCTTTTTAAGAGATAAAAAAGCGATGGGCAACACTTCGATTTATTTACCAGAATCGTCCGATACGGATTTTACTATCCATCTTTCCCGAGACAAAAAGGTAGTTATAGATTGCTTTGATCTAGATCAAATCTTTGTAGATTCCGAAGACCTAGCAACTCAACAATCTACTTCATGGAAAGATGAGTTTCCTGTAATCTTTAAGAAAAGAACCGGACAAAACATTACTTCGGGACAAGCTGTTCTGTTATGGACAGCACACCGAACAAATATGGATGACATAAAAAAAAATATATTCTCCGAATACGAAGGCTTAAAAAAGCCGGTGTCCACCTCACGGCGAAAAACGAAAAAGAAGTAAGAATGATCTTCCAAGCAATGCCTTACTTGGAAGCAGAAGAACGTTTAAATTCCCTGTTTAAACCGGGAATAGACGAAGATGAGATTCATCGCCTCGCCATGTTGCTATATGACGATGAAGATCATGCAAAAAGATTAATTCACATATACACCAGTTCTCAAAACTCTAACTAGCCTTTATCAGGATACGAGCAATGGCTCAAAGAATTGATCTTCTTTCTGTAGTAAAAACGCGGCATCGTCAATTAACTACTATGCCTTATTACGACCCTCGGTATTCACATCACTTTCCGTACTTTACTTACGGAACAATTGATCTGATGCTAAGAGATAGCAGAATCCGGTATGCGTTATCACTGGTAAAAGGCCCAGTATACGCATACACCAAATTCTTCTCTCAGGAAGAGGCGGAAGACCCAGCTATTCAACAAGCTATTATTGATTTGGAGTATCATTACGCTTATCAAATTAAATCTAATAATCCTGAAACCGAAGCGTTTATAATTAAAACCTTAAATAGGTTTTGGAACGAAGGTGCTTTAAAAGCATTGGAAGCTGTTGATTGGGGATACTCTCCTAATCAAGTTATTTATAAACGATGCCCTGACGGAAAAATTGAGTATAAAAAATTAGTTCATTACGGAGTACACCACGTAAAGCCGGTAAGTCGTTCCCATGAACTAACGGGTATTTATCTTAAAAAGCAAAACAAGTTTTTGCCTATGCCTAAGTCGTTCGTCCATGTTCATCAACGAGAGCATGACAACTTTACAGGTAAATCTCGATTACTAGGTGCCCATATTCCGTGGCATGAAACTTGGAATCTTGGTGGTGCCCGTGACGTTCGACGCAACTGGTTCTTCAAAAACTCGTACGATTCTGGAACTCTGTACGTACCTCAAGAAACCATTGTTGACGAAGACGGTACAGAACTTACTTCTACCGAAGTCGCGGCAAAGATACTTGAGAACTCCCAGACGGGTTCCTATCGCATCTTCCCTAAACCTGCGTCTGCTCAAGGGAAGAACGAAAGAACATGGGACTACGAGGCTCCTAAGAGCAATACAACCCCACAAGGAATGATTGAGTATTGCCAAGACTTGAGGATCGAAATCCTTGAAGGATTAGGTATTCCCCCAGAAGTTGTAGAGAATCCTTCTAGCACCGGACTAGGTAGTGCTACCGGTAGAAAGGTTCCGCTGTTAGCGTTTTACGCTTCGCTCGCTCCTATATCAATTGAACTGATTGACGATGTATGTAGTCAGATCATTAATCCATTATTGAGAGTCAATCAAATGGATACAGAGTACGAAGTAACCCGAATCATTCCTAAGTCTTATGATGCTTCTATGATGCAAGCCAACTTAGAAGCGACTGATGGTAACGCTGACACCTCTACTCCTAATTCTGAACGAGAAT